AGTTCCTCCAACTCGGCAACCAGGGCCGCGATTTCCGGTTTTGCTTCTTCGCCGGCGACGCCAGCATCGCGCAGGGCGGCTGAAACGACAGCCAGATCCTCCGCGCCTTTGACGTTCAGGAGGAACGAAATTACCTCGTCGCGGTTTGCCATTAGATTGTGCAGCCCTGATGGATAGCGCGTTTGCGCTCGACGTAGGCGGCGTGCGCAGCATCTGGCGTGCTGAACGTGCCGATGTGGATGCGACGGCCGTTTGTGCAGATGGTTGCCTTGAAGCCACGGCGTTTTCGGTCATGCACAACGCCGAGCAAGCCGGTCGTGCTGCGCTTGGTCGCGCGGCGCATGTTTTCGGAGTTCGTGCGCGGCGAAACGCAGCGCAGGTTTCGAAATGCGTTGTTCTCGCGGTTGCTATCGATGTGATCGATGTCGCCGGCCGGCCATTCGCCGGTCACCAAGAGCCATGCGAGGCGGTGCGCAAGATAGCCAGCGTTATCGATGCGAATCTGGCGATACCCGGTGACTGGATTCGTGCAGCCAGCGACCTTGCCAGGCCGAACGCGCGCAAACGCGCCGGCTCGCCACTGGAAGACGCCCGTGTTTGCGTCGTAGTCGAGAGCCGAGCGCAATCGCTCTGCTGAGATGCTCATTTTTCGAGTCCTAGGAGTCGCGCGGCTTCGGTGGATGCGCCGGCCTGCGCGAAATCGGTGAGGCGATCGGGGCGGTCACCGTTGCGCAGCATTTCCGCGACGGATGCGCCGAACAGGCCTCGCATCGGCAGGCGGCCTGAACGCTTGCCGGCAACCAGATCGCGAATGAACGCGAGGCGCTTGCCGTTGGGTGCCTTAGCGATGAAGCCGTGGGGGATTTGACGCGGGGGTTTGTTGCGCTCGACGACCGCAGTCAGGCCAGTGGCGTTCTGCTTGGCGTTGAACTCAGCGAGGTTGACGCCGCGGCCGTAGCCGGTCAGTGAAACGCCGTTCGGCTTCGACTTGGCATCGAGGCCTTGCGAGATGCGCGAGGCGCTGAGGTTGTATTGCGCGCCAATGTCGCGCTTCGCTTCCGGCGGAAGCCGGCGCTGCAGGAATGAGGCGAGACGCGATTGCATCGTCGCTGCGGTCTTCGCGCGCGTTGCCATCTTCTCGGCTTGGCGCGTGATGGCGCTCAAATCGATGTTTGCTGGCATGCGCGGGAACCCCGGAAAAGAAAAGCCCCGCGCGTGGCGGGGCTATGGAGACGCGGGAAGCGTGTAGGAGAATTCCTACACGCCGGATGGACTACTACTGACCGGTGACGGTGGTCGCCGTGCCTTGCGCGCGGATCAGATCGGCGTCTTCCTGGGTGAAGACATCCTTGTCACCGGGCTGGTACACCTTGCCGTTGTGCTCGTGCGCCTTGCGGAACTGGAGCGTGATTTTCTTCGCCGGCTCCGCAGGCTTGGTTTCGACTTTCGCTTCGTCTGCCATGGCTCAGCCCTCAGAAGCCGGTCGGAACGGTGGTGATGTACGTCACCGTGAGCGGCGATGCGCCAGCGACCGAGATCGGTGAACCCTTCAGCTCGAGGTTCGCGAAGTTCTCGGACATGAAGTCGATCGCCGTGGTCGGGGCCATGACCGCTTTCGGCACATCGACCTGGACATAGCGGCCGTCGGCGAGGTTCTTGCCGTTGAACGCGATCTGCATGTTCAACTGCGTGAACTTCTCCGCGGCGATCGTCTGGCCGGCGTAGGTGGCATAGGTGTAGCCGACCTTGATATTGCCGACCGCGATCGCGCCGCTCGAATAGAAGATGATGTAGCCGAGGCTGTAGTCGACGTCGTAGTCGGTGCCTTCGACGTAGGTTGTGGTGCCACCCGTGTTCGTGACGGCGACTGCGCTGAGGAACCGCTTGCCGGCCGCAACGGGCAGGTAGACGTCGAGCGCCGTGACTGCGTACGTCGCCGGCGCAACCGTGGCGCCGGTCACCGTGAGCGCCGTCAGATCACCGCGGAAGATCTGGGCCAAGCCCTGCGCATCCACCGTATCGAACGTGAGTGTGATTTCCGAGGGCTTCGGAATGAAGACCTGGTCGAGGATTTGGCCGTATTTGTTGATGTTCTTGCTGATGCGCTGCTTCACGGTCGGCGCACCGGGGTTGTATTCGAACTTGACCGTGTTCTTGCTCGAACCGAGGCCGATCTGCGTGACGCCATCGGATGCGAGCAGGCCGAACTTGAGGTTGCCTTCGGCCAGGAAGCCGACGTCTTGGGGTGCCGACATGATGTTTCTCCGTCTGAATGGGAATCGGCCGCCTCACGGCGGTCGGATCGACTGTCCTCACGACAGTCGGGTTATTCGGCTAGGCCGAGGAGGAAATGCCGATCAGCTCGGCAGGTAGTTCGCTGTACCGGTGCACTGAACGACGATCGCGTTCATGCCTTCGGGCCGTTTGATGATTTCGCAGGAAAGCAACTTCGCCGAGCGGACGTTGATCGGTGCATATGGCGCTTGCCGGTCCATCACTTTTTCGATGTCGGCGATGATCTGATGAGCGAGCAGCATCGCGTTGTCGAGATTGGCACGCACGCCAGCGCCGATGATGAACTCGACGCTACGTTGACGCTTATTCGCAGTCGGATCTGTCGTGCGCTGCGTCTTGTCGACGTGAACGACAACTGGCAGGAAGTCGGGGATTGAATCGTCCGAGCTCGTTTGCACATCCTCGACGACGACGGTCGTGCCGATGTCGGTATAGAACCCCGATGCCGAGAGCACTGTCTGCAACTGCGCCTGGATCACGAGCGCAAGCTGCCAGGTCACCGGATCGGAACTAGCCACGATTGAGGATCCATTGCGAAATCGATTCGTCCTCGAAGAACTTGCTTTCGAGGGTCCATTGCTCGCCGTTCGCGGTGACCGTCACGGTCGCGCGCTGCTTCGGCTTCGGCACTTCGGCACGCAAGAACACGACCGAGGTCTTCTGCCCGACAACCTGGCCGGACTCGCCTATGATCTGCGTATCTCTCTCGATCATGACCGAGCAGTTCACCGGGCTGACGCCATCGCTGTACACCGCGGCATCGGCCAGGCCGGCACGCAGCATCGACGCCATGACCCGGGCATCGATGCTTGAAAGGCCTGCGTTGCTCATCGCACGATGCCGTTGTCGATCATCTGTTGCTTGAGCCAGTCGTTGAACTCGACCTGCTTTTTGAGCAGATCGCGGATTTCAACGAGCAGTTCGCCGGACGCATCCTCACGAACCTCGATGGTCCCGAGCGGCGCGGCCGATTGCTCGGCCGGCTGCTTGTTCTTCCAGAACTTCGACATTCGCTTAGCCCGCGGCCGCGCGCTGCAGCATCAGCGGCTTGGTGCAGACATACAGCGGGTAGCTGTACACCTCCACATCGACGAATGCATTGCGCTCGTCGTCCGGGATCTGCAGCGCGTAGAACGGCTGGCCCGGCGTGTTGACCCAATCGAACGACTCGCCCGGGGACATGGCCTTCTTGAACACGCCCGGAGCATTGGCCGGGAAGAACTTGCACTTTCCCGAGGCGACCGCGACGATCGAATTGTCATCCGTGCCGCGATAGTTGACGAACAGGATGCCGCCATACTTGAACGTCTCGAACGCCGTGCCGTTGCGCAACTGGCTGGCTTCCTGCTGGTTCAGGTAGGTCGCGCGGGTTTCCGGGTTGGAGATGAGCCCGTCGAAGAACGTGTCGTCGCACAAGCCGATCACATAGGACTGGCCGTCGATCCATGCACCCTTCGACGCGCGCGCCATTGCGCGCACCACTGCCGCGCACTGGCCGCGGATGGTGCCATTCGCAGCGGTCGCAGTCGTGAAGGCAAACGTCACTTCGGCCGGCTGGGACACACCCCATTCCGAATACCAGTTGCGGATCGTCGAACCATCGGCGTCCTTGACGATGCCCTGGATCGCGCCGAGGCGCATGTTTTCGTGCGTGAGGTTCTGATCGCGCTGCAGATTGACCATCTTGCGCATCACTTCGTCCTGCACCTGCAGGAGTTCGCTGTCCGAACCGAACGCACGGATGTTCTGGATTTCCGACGCATTGAGCCGGTCGTGATTGGCGACGCGGACGGTCGGGAAGTAGCGCAGATCGCGCTTGTCGTCGGTGCGCGAGGTCGGCGCGGCGCCACGCTTGGTGGTCTGCACGAGGTTGAGGGTGTTGTCGCGCTTCTCGATCGCGAAGAACTCGGTGCGAACCGGGACCGGCTCGAACAGGTTCAGCGATTCCAGGAAGCTCGGAACATACGGGACAGCGTTGATTGCTTGCGTCAGCTCGAAAGTGCTGAATGCATCGCCTTTGAAGACGTCCATCGAAGCCATGACTTTTTCTCCGTCAAGTTGGGATCGGTCGCCTCACGGCGAGCGGTGAAAAATGAGAAAGGCCCCGAAGGGCCTTTCCGTTGCGCGCTGTCTCGCGACAGTGCTGATTGGGTTGAGGGTTAGCGGGCGATGATCATCGCCGCCGCGAGGGAAGCCAGCGCCGCGGTCTTCTGCGGGCCCGTGATGCCGCCGGGATAGGTCAGTTCGCCCGCGGTGACTTCGGCCAGGCGCGTGACCGCAACCGCCGGCACATCGGCCGACGTCGCATCCAGCCCATCCCAAAGGATGCCGGCCGCGGTCTGGCTACCGTCGGATGCACCGGGCGCGAGGATGGTGTATTTGCCCGAGGCCGTGATCTTGCCGAGCACCGTGCCGGCAACGAGCACGCCGGCGCCCGAGGCGACGACGATCGAATCGACGGAGATGTGGCTGCCGTCGAAGTTGCCGGCCAGCATGAAGCCGCCAGCGTGAAGGGTTTCATTCAAAACCGTCATGATGTTTCTCCGTCTAGTTGGGATGCGTCGCCGTCGCGGCGATGCGGGGTTTGGTTACGCGGCTTTCTTGCCGCCGTGCTTGGCGATGGTCTGCGCCCAGGAGCTGCCCTTCGCATCGCCGCCGGGAGCGGCATGGTCTGCGGCAGCGGAATCTTTCTTGATCGCCGCGACGGTGACGCCGCGATCCTTGATCGCCTTGGCCTGGACAACGGCGAAGTCGGTCGGGGACGTGCCGGCCTTCAGCGCATCGTCGCGTTCTCTCTCGAAGCCCTCGAGCGCGAGATCGTTGATCGCGTTGATGCGCTGGCGCTCGGCCTCGGCGCCCAGCTTGCGACCTTCCTCGATGCCTTCGGCTTTGCCGGCGGCCGTGCCTTCCGTTCGCGCCGT